CCCCCCCGGGGTGTACTGAGTACTGAGTACTGGGAGGTGGCGAGGGTAATACTGTACCTCGCCACCTCATATTTTTAAAATAAAATATTAAACAATATCTTAGAATTCTTAGACGTGGCTTTCGGGTCTTCCTATAAATCTCAGTCGGAACTCGTGGTTTCCATATCAATTATCCGAACTCAAGATGAACACGTATCCTCAAGGAATGAAGCGTCTTAGAAATACAGACGAGTACGTTTATCAAGACGATCGCGGCTATACAGTTTACGACACTACTCCTAACGTCCCCTACAAGAAGATGAAATCAAACGTCTCTCAATACAAACGTCCAAGCGTCGTGGGTCCACAATCAGCTGTTGGTTACGTCAGACGTACACCAGGTGGTAACGTCATTTCCGAACGTAAGTACTTCGACTCTCAAGTTGGTTCTCTATTGGTTCCCGAAGCTATCACGTCTTGGACCAATACAGTTCTCGATCCAACTGGTCTCGATACACTGTTCTGTCCGACCCAGGGTAACGACATCTCTAACCGTGAAGGGAGAAGCTGCTGGGTTTACAACATCAAGATTGCAGGATGTCTCGTCGTCAATCCTGATCCGGGTTACACGGTCGCAGCAGATACCCCTCCGGTTATCCGTCTCATCCTCTGCATGGACAAGCAAACCAACGGAACGCAAATGGTGGGGACAGATCTCATCAGCTCCGGCACAGGTGCCCCCATGCTCTACGCCTTCCAAAACACGTCCACTTTTGGGAGATTTCAAGTCTTGAAGGACATGCTTGTCACGTGTCCTCCTTACAACCTTGCCTGGGATGCCACAGAAAGCGAGTTCAAGCAAAGCTCCGTCTCTCTCCCGTTCAAGATGAAGTACAAATGGAAGAGCCCCTTGAAGATTGACTTCAACTCCACCAACAGCGGGGCAGTTGCCGACATCACAAACAACTCCTTTCATCTGCTTGCTGCAGAATCAATGGTTGATACGGCAATCAGCCTATCTTACAAGGCTCGAGTAAGCTTTTGCGGCTAAATAAACTTGTTCCTTGGTTTTATTTCTTTGTTTAAATTTAGTTCAAAAGGGCGGGCGGTAGCTTGCGCTTCCACCCACCACCCCCACCCTACCACCCGAAGTATGGGAGTAAAAAGGAGGGAGTTGAAAGGTGTCAGTTTACATCGTCGGGCCGAACAAAGATCTATCAGGTCGGCTTAACGGGAGTGAGTATGACCGGCGGCAGTTGCCGCCTTAACGTGGGGGGCCGTCTAGATGAGCCGGGCTCATTGGGGGTGGCACCTGCGGTGCCACTTAGGCCTTCGGCCTGAGTATTGACTTCAATACTTTTTTACTCCCTAATGCAAGTTTTGTAGCTGACACAACGGTTAAAGAGTGTTCTTAGGCACTGGTATACTTGGGTTCGATTCCGCATCGAAGGATATTTTTCAAGCATATTCTATACCCTTGTGTGAGCTACAAGATTTGCCTCTTTTTTTAATTGTTTAACCGCATTAATGTAGATTGTTAGGAGCCCAAAAGTGGATTAGAGGGAAATGTAAAACAGATTTAAATAAATATTTATTCATTCATTGAAATGTCGCCCTCGAGAGCAGTTTGGTGTTCAGGGTGTTTACGCAACCAGGATTCAAGGGAAAGTCCAGCACTGTCAGTCGATTCTTCATACGCAAACTCCTCAGTCGTCGTGCATGCGCACTCATCTGCTTCTCTGAGACAACGCGCCACGAGATCCTCTTCTTTGGAACTGGAGGAGGATCCAGCTTCGTCAACATCACATTCAACTGGAATGAGTTTAGTGAGTTCTCCAGATAGCTCCTCATAGGACCCGCACTCGAGACAATGGGTGACTCTGCGGCAAAGCTGCTCAAGATCCTCATCTCTTCGTAAATTCCACATGGCTCGAGGTCCAAGAGGAGCGGTGACAATGATATATTGGGGCATCCAATCGACATACCCTCCCTTAAATTCCACTCGTAGCTTGTACCGGTCCAAGAGTCGAAGAAGCATGGAGAACTCCACATGCTTTGTTCGGAAGTCGTCAAAGATGGCCACGCGTTGTCGCTCGTAGCCATCGAACCATCTAAGGGATCCATTGGACATCCAATACTCTTCTCCGCAAAGAGACTGCGCAAATTCCACTGCGCTCCTTGTCTTTCCAATACCGGTAGATCCTGAAATCCAAATAACGCAGGGGGGTTCTCTAGGTTCCACTGTTAGCATAGAGGACACATAGGACAATCCGCGAGGGTATTTGACAATACATGAGATTGCTGCAATGTTTTGAGAATTGACAATCTGACGTATCGAGCTACCACTGGTAATCATCTCGACAACCATATCCAGGTCTTTCCGCTTACCTGGCTCGGGCAAACTACCATACTGGTAAGGCGTCGTATCTTCCTTAGAGCAATATACAAGAGACTGTTGAGGTGTGCCCATCATCTTCTCAATGTGAGCACGTGCCATTCCAGGCCAAGACTTGACTGTACTGAAGGCAACTTGTTTTCCGATCACACAGGCACCTTGTAAATGTCTCGTACCGTTCTCTCCTACTTCTTTGCCAAATACCAACCACTTAGGAGTGAGTGTCTTCAATGCGTCGACTTCTTCTTCCGTGTAATTGTTAAGGGTAAAGACAAATCTCATTAGACGTTGACCAGGTAGGGTCGTCCTTGAACGTCGGGAAACATTAGATTGTTCTTGCATGGTTTCAGTGTGTTTCGGCGTATAATTGCGTTCTGGAGTTTCCTTATTTTAATGCGTCGGAACTCGGAATTGCAACTCTCAATATGATTGGTCGAATTTTTAATGCGTCAATACTACTTTTTCTGGGAATAGTCTCAATGCGTCAAAGAATAATTAATTCTAATTATTAATTCTATTAATTAAACGTCGTTTAGGCGAACTCGGAACTCGGAAATCCAACTCTCAATTTCATTGGTCGAAAGTTGACCCCCCCCGGGGTGTACTGAGTACTGAGTACTGGGAGGTGGCGAGGGTAATACTGTACCTCGCCACCTCATATTTTTAAAATAAAATATTAAACAATATCTTAGAATTCTTAGACGTGGCTT